ATAGCAAATTGCAAAAATAGTCAATTAAATGTAAACTAACCCACAAGAGAATCATACCTGTCTGAACCCACTACCTGCCATGTTGAGCCGTTCTTTAGGCCGATCTGCATCTCTTGGTTGCGGGTAAACGAGCGTAATTCAGGGGGGAAGGCTTCATCAATACGCCTTTTGCCTGAATGGGGGTTGATAGCGTCCCAAATAGCTTTACGGGCTTGGGCGTATTCGGGGAGCATGTGCCAATAGCCAGCAACACGCTCAAATGATGCTACAGCGGTACGGTGTAGGCAGACTTCATCCTTGCCAGACCTTCGATGCCAGACAAGCTCTGCATGCTTTCCGCCACGTTCTAGATAATTCCATGCCGGTAATTGATAATCGCGTGGACTCCAGCCGTTAGGCAGTCGTATTTTCACTGTTTATCCGCGTACCTTAGAGAATAGGCTTTCCAGCATACCACGTCGATCTTGTGGCTGTTGGGTTGCTGCATGTTGTGCCGCTGCCCATTGTTCAAATGGTGGGGCTTCTTGGCCTTGCAGCATGGCTTGTTCTGCCGCTTTCATATAAGCAGGGCGGTATTGTTCCAGAATTGCTGCATTCTGAGCCAGCCCAGAACCCATTGCGCCTTGACCTAACGATGCTTGCTGTCCGTCCATGTTTTCACCTTATCCATTTGAAGTAAATTATAAGCCATGCACTCATCGCCACAGCCAGCCAATCGAACATAATCCCGATTGCGTCCATATTAACCCTCTTTCCCGTATCTTACAATCTCAACGGTCAAGTTGCCGTTTACGTTAGCTTCTACCTTCTCAACATACAAGCCTGACACTTTGCCTCTAAGCTCCTGAGCTTTAATAGCAGCCTGCCATTTACCATCAGCTTCGGCTAGTCTTGAAAGCCTGTCTAGTTCTTCCATGTGGCTTTTAAGCGTCAATTGTGCCGCTTCTATAGCTGGGGCGCGTAGCTCGGCTATTCTGGCCGCTATCTTACTGTCCTTGGCTAATTCGCAAGCTCTGCTATGAACAGTGTTATCTTGCATGCCTTCGTGGTTATAGGACATACGATAGGCATCGGCTTGACTTACTCCTGATGCTATTGCCAGAGCGAAGGCTTCTTGTTTAGCTGTTAGTTTGTTTGCCATGTGGGTTAGTTTACATTTAATTGACTATTTTTGCAATTTGCTATTGACAAGAACTATTTAGTTAGCTTATTGTAGCGCATCAATTGTAATTAATCAACAGGAGGATGTATGAGTAACTTGTATATGTTGTGGTTTGCTGTGTCTCGTGGTGCTTTGATGGGTCTTGTAGCTGCTGTGCTGTACTTTACTGTTCTAGTTCTTTTCTCACTTTAAGGGGGTTCTATGTATAAGCCATGCTCAACTTTCAATGTCTTCTGTCATATCGCTCAGTTTATACGCCATGCAAGGTGGAAGAAGGTTCAGCCAATTGGCCGTATTTGCTGGAATTCAAATAAGGCTGTGATTAAACACTTTGGGGTTCGGTACTAATGAACGATCTACGCCTGTGCCTGGTGATTATTGGGTTCTGGGCGTTTTTCTACTTTTGCCTTTAGTTTGAGCGCATCTGGTTATAAACTACATTATTAAGTTTATCAAAGTCTGCCCTTAGTTGTTTGATCGTTTCCAATGCCATGCACCACTTTTTTTGTTCAAGCTGGCTATTGAGCAATGTCTGCTTGTTGTGGAGTGTTGCGGTAATTTCACTGTAGTCTTTAATCATTTTACCTCCCGTTGTAAGTCCTCAATAAACATCTCTTGCCAGCGTTTAAGGCTTTTAATTGCTTCGTCTACATCCTGGTAATCACCCTTTGCCCCACGTTTGCCAGCACACAATAGTTTTTTAATGGCATGGCCTATCGCATGATCCTTAACCTCAAACAGGTCTAAAACCCTGTAAACGTCTATTTCATTAAGACCTACTACGGATTTTTTATATGGATTTGTCATTTAGTGCCTTTAGTTTAGCCTTATAAATACGCTCTATTTCCTGACACTCCTCTTTCGTCCATCGCTTTGTTTCTTGATTATTTATCAGTGCATCATGGCGTTCTTGCCCAATTTTAGCTATCAAGGCGGGCCGGTAAGCCGTTATATTCCCTGAATTTTTCAGGTTACAATAATTGTTGCATTGGGTGTGTACGTTATCTTCATTGTATCTGAGCTGACTAGCCGCTCTCCTAGTCCTGTAATGTCCGGCGCAATATTGAATATCTGGCTTAGTAGTTCCGCAGCTAATACATGCTCTACCATCCCTTGCCACGATATACCTATTAAAATCCACCTGCGCCTTGTCAGTCCAATACTTTAGGGGCTTAGTAGCTTCCAATGCTTTGCGCCTATCCTGACGCTTCCTGGTGGCTTCCTTGGCCTGTTTCTTTGCATTATCCTGCTCAGCCTTTACCTTTGCGCAAGCAAAATCGTCTTTTGTACATACAGCCTGCATTCCATTAAATGGGATAAATAAATCTTTACAAATCTTGCATTTCTTATATTTCAACATATAAATTCTTTGTTGCCTATTACAAGGTTAAATTTATAAGTAACTGAATTTTATAAACTCTGCAATATATAGGAAATATTAGCATAATTTATTTTGTCGCCTATAATACGTTAGGCAACGAGCCGTGCCACTTGCCGATTGCCCGCGACAGTTCTTCGCGCCCGATGCCTTCGCGCTGCGCATCTTCTTCGATGATCTTCCGCACGGCATGAGCATTGCGGTTAATCAGCGCCATTTCGTGCGGGTTCGCCGGCATGATTCCATCTTCCAGCACTGGGCCGGTGCAAACCGTTCTGTCGTAGGCTTCGCATTCCGTGTGGTAGCGCGTCGCCAATTCGTGCAGCTTCTGGTCGCGCTCGGTCGGTTGCCACTCTTGTTGCCATTCGTTCATGTCGCTCTCCGAAAATCGTTGCCTAACCCGTCGTTCGAGGCGCGACCGTCGCAAGAAGCCGCGCCGTCGGCCTCAACTTTTGCGTTGGGCATCATGTGGTAGTCATCTGGATTCTTGATAGCCGCTTTAACTTTTGGTAGGTTAATAAATCCGGCATCAGTCCTGTAAATCTGCGGGTCAAGTCGCAGCAGCTTCAAAAGCTCGTCTGCGTCAGAGCATTCCTGTTTAAATGCAACGCACACTCGGCTATATTTAGTTACCATATCTGAGCCGAACTGCATAGAGTTTGCCAAGTATTCAGCATCGCTCGGTATGCCCAACCCATCGTTCAACTCGGACGGGCTGATAGGCGCTTCGTTAGGTTGTTCAGTTTTAATCTGGTCATTCATTTGTTTTCTCACTTTCTGCGGTCAGCCCGCCAGTTAACTTTACGTTGGGCGCATCGTTATCAGGGTATAAAATATCCTCGCAGCAGCCCTCAATCCTTCGCGTTTCTTTTTGCATCCTGTCAAAATTCGCAAAAGTTGGTTCTCTATCAAACTGCTCAAGAATCATTCTTAATTCGGACAGCATTTCGTCTACTGGTATTGTGTTCATTTTCATCCTTTCGTTGCCCAACCCGCCGTTCAACTCGGACTCGCTAAAGCGAGCCGGTTAACTTTACGTTAGAAGGTTTTGGCAATGTCTCGTGGCCACAGTCAATGCAGCGCAGCAATGTACGCGGCTCCGGCCATCCGTATTGCTTCACTTCTTTGTAGCGGTGCTCACCACCGTTCATACAGTCAGCCTTTGCAGTTTCGTAGTCAAACGAAATTGACGTTGTGTAGGCAAAGGTCTTGTCACACTCAGGGCAAGTTTGCTGGTGCACTTCCCCCTCCTTATAACCATATCCATCATCGTGGTTTATATCTACCTCTGCATCGCAGTAGGGGCAATTCGTGTCGCTCATCATCAATCTCCTTCTAACCCTACATTCAAGGCGGACTCCATGCCAGAGTCGATTAATTAATTCGTTAACCATGAGTAATTGTGCCACACTTTATACAATCACGCAAATACTTTATGCGCTTCATATTTTCCGCAAGCTCTAGCATTCTCGTTTAAAAATCTATACGGTCTCATTTTGTCTTCTGACTTTGAACATAGCTTATAGCCTAACTCAGCCATTTTTCGGTCTTGTGAGTTGTTTATATCGCTTACATGAAACTTACATTTACCGCAGGTCATAGCGGCGCAAATTCAGCAAATATACCCCATGCAACTCTGCGCTTTTTCATTAAATCCTCATATCGTGAATACGCGCTTGTTTTAGTAGGACTAAACCCTAGATATTTGCACCAGTAGTCATTTCGCAAAAGCGTCTTGCAAACTCTACGCCAGCTTGGAGCTTTACCAGCATTCTCTAGTTTAATAGGTGATTCGTCTGGTATTGCATCTTCATACCCATGTTTCATCCACCACTTGATATAAACAGCAATCTTGTTTTTATAATGCTCTGCTGTCTTTGGCGGGAGTGTTGAAAGGATACTTTCTGCAAATGATTTCCATGTGTGGTTTTCTGGCAGCGTAATAGTGTGATTACCCATCACATTGCCGCGCTCATTTGAATACATCTTGCCTGTATTTGCACCATTAACTCGCATTACAAGGCGCGCCCAAACAGAAGGCTCTACAACTTGATACAACCATAACCCTTTGCGTGATTCATCCCCAAACGGCTCACATATCCTCATTTGGTGGATTGTCATTCCAGCCTGGTGCATGCGGTCATACAGTTTGTTATAACTTTTACCTGTCTTGCCGTGGTATGTCCAAATATCTTCTGTCTGCCAATCATAAATTGGATACACATTCCAGACGTCTTCAACAACATTTGTTGTGTAATGCTTACCGTCATACATCGGCTTATCACGAGCAATAGTGCGCCATCGGTTTAAGCTTTCCTGAGTCCTAATTCCAACAAATGCAGCGCACTTTTCACCTTTGGCATACCACTGTCCGAATGTTGGGACAAACTCTTCAAACATGATTCCATCGTACCAAAATGGAACTTGTGAAACGTCTTGAATGCTTATTTCTTCTTTTTGGCGAATCCATAAGTTGCGCTTTGTTTCATCCCATGCAGTCCATTCTGGCTCGTACATAGATGTTGCATTCCACGTCTTAATTGGAACAGCATACCAATACGGTTCAGTGCAATCTTCGTACTCTTTGAATATATCTCTAACACAGTCGATCGTGGCGCTGAACTGGGCTTCCCAATCAAGGAAAAATAGACCGATCTTTCTTCCGCGCTTCCTTGCTTCTTGGCATACCATATGAGCCATAACTGTTGAATCTTTACCTCCTGAAAATGAGCAATATATTTTCTCGAAGTTATCGAACGTCCATTCAATGCGTTCTTGCGAAGCTGTCAGAACGTCTATACCAAGTCCAATTTTAGGCATATTGTTTTTCCCATTCAGCAATAATCATGTCCGCAATTGAGTTTGCAGAGTCTTGCTCTTCTTTGCTCATGTAAAAATTCCATGCAATACGCGTTTCTTCTTCTGTTGCCTTAACAGCATAATTACATGCAGCCTGACCAAGCCATGGATTACGGTTTAACCAATGCTTAGATAGGTGCTGTTGCGCGCTAATAGGCCATGCGTTTATAACCATACGCATCGAAGATTCACATCTTTCCTTGTCGCTCAATACATATTTCGCTTCTTTTATTTTTGTCATTTGCTTTTTCCTGTCTTCCCACATCCCATTGATAAAGCATTCCCACATCCAATATGGGAACCATCGTGCGAATAAATCAGTTTTCAAGGCTGTCTTCCCCTTGCGTTTCTTCGAATGTTTCAGCCACCCATGCCTCTGAAAACTCACGATCTGCAAACAATCCGGCAAGCCCAGTTACTTGAGTAAGTCGCAGAACTTCATCTGGCTCCATGCCCAGCTCTTTCGCAATCTTCTCGTCACTCCAAAACCGGCGCTTAAGCTCAACAACAATATCAGCCATGCTATCGACGCGGTGCTCTCCTCTGGCTCGGTTGTGTCGGATAGTTGCGGCCATGCGGTCATTCTTGTCTTGTCTATCGGTATTTATACCGACAACTGGCAAATAACCATGAACACGACTGCAAACAGCTTCGCTTTCCTTCCCAACTCTATGCCTATGGAATCCATCTACAACCTCGTATCCATTGGTTTGTGGCCACGACACAATAGGTTGTGTATATCCATCAGACATTATTGAGTGCTCCAGGAGCTTCATTTCAGGTGGTGCAACACTATTTGGGTTGTAGTCATTCGCATAAACTAATGGGCTTTTTACCCAGAGTACAAAATCAACAGGCTCTGTACTAAATGGCCCAATATCGTGCAAAACTTTTCTAACTTTATTTATGACGTCTATTTTTGAATCAATATCAAGATTCTCAATAGCTTTAAATGCAGATACACAATTATCTATTATTGATTGCGAATCATCACTGCTAAAAATTGATTGTTGCATGATAGTCCCTATTAACAGTTGAGTGAGTGTCGGCGGCATGGTGAATAGGCACAACACCCTTACGTGCGCTCCCGCAACCGACAAATGAATTATAGTTTATGTAATACTTTTATGCAATAGGCCTCGATGAAAAATGTACTCCTAATTCTGCCCCGAACGCCTCTACCTGAGTGAGATAGTCAGCAAATCCCTTAGTAGTTAATTTTGTCGTGCTCCCAATAATGGTAATACTTCCATCTGGAAGGTGTGCGAACTTCTCATAACCGTCTAAAGTGATTCCTTGCTCGTATTCGATAGGGAGATATTTAGCCTTTAGAAACTCAGCCCAGATTTCAGGGCTGTACTTTCTGCCTTCCAGCCATGCCTGGTCGCTTATCTCTTGCAGTCTTACCCAATACAGGTTATTTGCAATTTCACGGCGCTTGCGTACATATGGGCGGATGACTACTTCCTGTGTTCCGTCTACTGGTAGGTTGTTAATCATGGCTATGCAGTTAGATTGAACGGTTTTATTTATGATTCTGTAGGTAGTCATCTATCAATTCCTTCTGTTTCTTGATCTGCAATTCAAGATACTCCTGGCGCTCACGATCACCTTTTCCGATAGCGTACATTAGCTCTGCGTTTAGGTTAGCTAGTATGCGTTCGTGGAATTTAAGCTCTTTGTTCATTTTTCAGCCCATCTTGAAAGGTAATAATTCATTGCTTCTTTGTCATCACGGCATGAGTTTATTACCTCATCTCTACATGCTTTATCGTATTCACCGATACGGTCTAGCCATTCATTAACCTTTTTCAAGTCATTAGTCTGGTTTTTCAGTTCGTTTAATAAGCTCATTCCAGCTCCCTGAATGTGAAGTTATGCTTGTTAAAATACAGAGGAAAGTTTCCTATCCATCCATCACCATTACGCTGCGCTTCTACTTTCACAATACAATCCGGTTCTGCTCTGCGGCTTTCGTCCTTGTCCTGCTCTTTTGACTTATTTCTCCATACGAAAATCACATTCTCAGCCATATCCGCTATTTCACTAGCACCCTTGACGTCATGCAAACCACCTATTTTACCGTCGTCCTGCTGCTTTCTAGCATGGGCAACTAGATGGATATGAACACCTGTTTTATGAGCTACCTGTTGCAATGTATCAACAAACTTCTTTTGCCCTGTGTAATCCTCAGTTCCGATTCCGCACTTCATCAGGGAGTCAACCAAGATGTGATCTACGTTAAAAACCTCTTTCGCATATCTGCAAGCTGCTATTACTTCGATAGGTTTAAGGCTAGATTGCTGGTCATACAACCATAAATTATCTTCAACAGCCATCAACCAATTCATCACCATTTCCATGTTCATATGGGTAATTCCTACGGATTGAATCATCATCCGGTGAAGAACTCGTATTGCAGGGAACTCAGGTGAAATTATAAAAACCTTCTCATTTTTGCTAATGAAGTTTTCAAGAACTTGGCTGATAACTATTGACTTGCCATGCCCTTTAAAACCACTCCAGATAGTAAGCTCTGCTTTCCTGAACTCAAAATGCCCTTTAGACGCCTCCCAAGGTGTGTTAGAGCCTTTTTCTCCACCAGTTGATACCAGAGTAGCCAAACCAGTAGCAAAGTAGCTTGCAGACTTAATACGGCCTTTTTGCTCATCGTTCATCCATTTGGTTAAATCAATCTCGTCATTCAGGATGTTTTTAAAACTCAGGAACGGATTATTTTCCATTTACTTGCCTCATGAAGTTATCCATGCTGAATGGTTGTAGTGTTTTAGTTCCAATCGGAACTTCCCAAGTTGATTTAAATCCAGCCCAATTGTTCTGGGCGCAAATTTCAATTACTGACGGAATTGTTAGTTTTGCAAGTTCAGCTTCTCGCTTGATCTGTTTCAATGCTGTGTCTGTCAAAGGCATTTTTTTAGCTTTTCTGATTGTCAGCCAATCTTTTGCTATTTGCTCATCAACTCCCAAATCAGTCAATTTTGATAGCGAGCTTTTGCGAGTAATGTTTTTATTATTCTGTATCTGTTCTGTATCTGTATCTGTATCTGTATCTGGAGGCGTTACTGTAACGTTACACTTTGTTACTGTAACGTTCTTATGTAACGTTCTATGCTTTGCAACCCTTGCTGCGCTTGTGTCTGAACGATATTGTCGCTTGTCCCAATTGAGCACATTATTGTCAGAATCTATGAATCCATTAGCTATAAATTCAGCCTTTGTTATAGCCCATTCTGCATCACTAATTCGCAGTTGAAATGTTACATGTTTATCTTGTAACGTTACACTTCCGTTACACCTAATACAGAAAATCATCACCAATCTACGCTGGTTTGTCTCTGACATAAGTTGTACTTTTGGGTCAGTTAGAAACTCAGCGTATAGCCTAAACCACGGGTTTGACATATTAGACTCCAATAGCTTTTTTCACGGCTTTGCAATATGCGAGTATTGCTAGACGTTTGTTTTTGCGCTTTGGGATAGCTTTGGCGATTGCCAATGCTTGATAAAACTTGGGATTAAGATATGGCATTTTTACTCCAATAAAAAAAGCCTAGAGGTACGTTCCAACCAGCTAGCTGGCTTTGGTCGCGTATCGAGTAGATACCGGAACGTACTTCTAGGCTTACTCAAACATCCGACCAAGGATGGCCTGCGAACAGGCAAGTAACTATATCAAAATATCAGACGTTAATCAAGCATTAACACCAACATGGAACTACCCTGACATACTTGCAAGTCGATTACCGCCGGAAAAACCAGCGGATGCCAAGGTAGTATCTTGTTGAGGCTAAATTACCACCATCTGTCCAATTTCATTATATGGATACCCGAAGGCTGGCGGCTGCAGTCCATTCAACCAGGAGGAGGAATTCTTTTAGCTTATCACCAAGGTATATCATCGTCAAAATTATCGCTTTTCTTTTCGCTTTGTGGCTTTTGCTCTTGTTTAGGCATTGATTCTTTAGCCTTTTCAAGTACTACAGCAGCGAATTCTTTAGAAAAGTAAGCATGATTCCAGTATTTTCCTGTGCTTTCGTTCTTTGTTGAAGGCGTAGAAACGAATTCACCATCTTTCCCGTTAACGATACGGCAGGATTTAATCTCAAGGAACGGCTCTTTGCCTTCTTTGCTGGCAATTCCTACATTGAACGATGGGTATTTACCGTCAAACCACTTAATGCTGATTTCCATTTTTAACCTTCTTTCTTCAATAGTGCTGCGTTGTGTTCTTTCATTGCACGGCGCAGGGCAGAATATTTACCCAGAGCGTTCCAGATATAGACTTGCTCATCGTTATCAAGTCCTGATCCGTAAAACTTTGCGCTTGCTGCTGCTGGGTCATTTTCAGCAGAAATAATCTCGGCAATGATACCAGACAGGTATTTTACCTCTTCTTCGTCAGGGGTGAATGCTGTGTTATCTGTTGGCTTGTGGACTCCTTTACCTTTACCTTCTTGCCCTGTTGTAGCGTCAAGAGCATCGTGTTCTACGATCTCCATTGCTGTTACCCACAGATAGCGTCTTAGGTACGTCTGAGCAGCCCCTAGGTTCTGGATAGGATGGCATCCTTTCAGCACTGCGTCAGCCATAGGGCTGTAGATAACCACTTCCTTGTCAGTCTCAATTTCAGTGATGGTAAGGCTTGCCATATCCTTGCCAAAAGACACAGTTCCGCACAAACCTAACTCAGAAAAGATTATTTGGGTTGCTGGCAGGAAGTCGCCAAGTTCAAAGTATTGATACCCTGCGAACTTGTTAAGACCTGATTTTGTCAGCTTTGTATTCTGCAAACGAATACGAGCTTCCATGAGTTTTTTATGCACTGACATTTTTATCTCCTGATTGTTGTTCCCATTGCTCTTGTTCTTCCTGCTCTTGTTGCCATTGAGAATTGTCATCACGCATCATTTTCTCCAATGAGTTTTTTAGTCAGATTTTCAATTACGCTGCTGATATTTTCCAGCAAGTAATCAGGCGGCAGCTTTGAACCTGTAGAAAATAACCAAGATTCCAAAGCAGAAAGCAGTTTGATCTGCTCAATTATTTCTAGTTTCTCTTTTTGTTCCATGATTCACTCCTGGTTAGACTCTGCTTTAACAATTATCCTTCTGCATTCATCCATCAATTTAGTAATGGTGCATTCAGGCATCTTCTCTGACATTTTGCCGTTATACCTTAACCAGTATTTACCCTTAAAAGGTTGGGGTATTAGAGCAAGGCTATGTCGCTTCCCGCCTGTTGTAATGACTATCTTAACGTCTGGTAAAAGTTTCATAGAAGCTTATTTTACGCGAGTTTAAATTGTTTTTCAATTTAATATGTAATTTATTTAGTGGCGCATATTATACGTTAGGCACTGCGTTGGCGCGTTTATCCAGCCAGTCTGCAACCTCGTTGCACGCTGCGGCGAGTTCGCGCAATTCGCCAGCATCCAAATACACCTTGCCGCCGCCCTCGTCGTCGTGCATGTACCCCTTGAGTTCTCGGCTTTGTTCATGCACCGTGGGGCCAAAATCGCCCAAGAACTTCATCCATGTTTTTGCCAAAGAGCTAATTTCAGCGTTCCAGTCCATTTCATTCCTCCTGTCCGTGCCTAACTGTGCCTTCAACCCGGACGCCTTCGGCGCCGGTTAAGGCGGCGTTATACATCAAGTGCCTTCGCTGCCTTTTCCTCTACCCGATCAAATCCAACCCCGTAAAGGTTGCCGTGAGTTTCTCTTATGTATCGCATTCCTGATCGTGCATCCAATAGCGCATCTTCAAGCTGCCGCGCTTTTCTTGAAAATTCATCCATCGACCATTCATCAGGACGGTCTGTTCGCATCTTTTCTATCAGTTCACTAAGTTTCATGTCTAACCTTTCATTCAAGCGGGACGCGCTAAAGCGCGCCCCTTAATTTTGCGTTGGGCGTCACAGCATGAAGCATTCATCACCCGCGCCATCTGTATCGAATTTCGGAGGTGTAACGTCATAACTTCCTTCATCCTTGATGAATACCATTACAGGCAAGTCACCGTGCACCTCAACCAACTCGGTCAGCTTTTTAAGCAATTCTGATGCTCTCATTTTTACGCTCTCCGTTGAAAGAGCCACCCAACTTTACGGTCAAGCGGACTCGGTTAATAAGCATCTTGTTTTCTGGTAGTGCAGCTACTCGCCGCTTACCTTCTTTCTTCAATAGTGCTGCGTTGTGTTCTTTCATTGCACGGCGCAGGGCAGAATATTTACCCAGAGCGTTCCAGATATAGACTTGCTCATCGTTATCAAGTCCTGATCCGTAAAAC